ACTCTGAGCTATGGGTGAAGTCGGCTGAGAATACGGATCAATTGATCGGTGAAGGTTTAGATTACATGATTATAGACGAAGCCAGCAAGATACCGCAGCGAACTTGGGAGCAGTATCTTAGGCCAACGCTATCAGATAGAAATGGATGGGCAGCTTTTGTTTCAACACCAGAAGGATTTGGGCATTTTCATAGTTTGTTTCAAAGAGGCCAGGATGCGTCATTTAAAGAATGGGAGTCATGGCAATTCCCTTCGTGGGAGTCGCCATTTTTTAAAGATGATATTGAAGAACTTAAAAAAACGCTTACAAAAGAAACTTTTTCTCAAGAATTCGGAGCAAGCTTCGTGTCATACGCTGGAAAGGTCTATGGTGACTTTACCGCAGACAATATACGGCAAGACATCAAGTACAACCCAGAGCTACCCATGTGGGCCAGCGTGGACTTTGGTTACAGGCAGCCAAGCGTGGGATATTATCAAATTGACCAAGTCAACGGACAAGAGGTTGTATACCTTGTTGATGAAATCAGTCACGAAACAGAGGTAACAACGTCAGATTTGATACATATGATAAAAAATAAAGGGTACGCAGTTGATAAATGGGTAGGCGACCCTGCTGGTGGCCAAAGACAGAGTCAAACAGGGGAAACAGATATACAGCAATTTGCTAAAGCAGGCATGAGAGTACATTTTAAAAAGGACAAGCATTCAAGAAACATTGTAAATGGAGTAAATCACGTACGAAACTTCATAAAAGCTGCTGATGGTACGATAAGATTCTTTGTTTCTGATAAATGTAAGGGCCATATACAAGATTTTGAGAATTACCGCTATCCTGAACGCAAGGATCAGCGAACATTAAAAGAAGAGCCATTGAAAGATGGTTTTTATGAGCATGGGTGTGATGAGATGCGCTATTTTTTCATCAATTACTTCCCAATTAAACGCAAAAAGGCATTTTTATTTGATTTTTAAAGGACACATATGTTAATACCAGACAAATCTATCGAAATTATACAAAAAACGGCTATGGAAGCGATAATGCAATCTGAAATGGATGCGAATGAAGATCGTGAGATGGCGTTGGACTATTGGGAGCATACTGCAACCGACCAATATATAAAAAACTATTTTAGAGGCGATTCTTTAAGCCAAGTTCCTATATTTACCAGCGGATTGACCCGAAGAGTAGTGTCCGCAGCGTGTCAAGTGTACAGAAAGATGCCAAATTACAGTACAGATCAGCAATATATTGATATGAGTGGTGATTTGTGGCGACAAATGCGATTGTTGGAGCAAATGACATTTCTACTTGGGACTGTTGGTCTTTTAACATCATATAACGAAGAAAAAAGCAAATTAGAACACAGTTTGCTTTTATTTTATGAACCACTTTTTTTGCCTGGTGAAAATAAGCCATTCGGTGTTGTCTACCAAACTGAAACGCAAGGTTCGACAGCTGCTGATTCAATGAACCACCGATATGTGGTATGGACGGAAGGATCAGATAATAAGCCAGGCCTACATTTCTCTTTTGACCGCAATGGTAATATATACGCTCCACACAACAATCCAAAAATGGAAAATCCCTTTGGAGATATGATTCCTGTTACTTGGGCGCATCGCTATCAACCATTACGTGATTGGGGTGGTGGAACTGGGGCCATTGATATTGTTAAGGCAAATCAACAGCTTGATCTTGCACTAACAGAGCTTAGTTTAGCTTTAAGGTTCGGTGCAATTGGCATACGATACGTTACTGGCGTTGATTCTGATGAGTTAATTAGCGTAGGACCTGATAAAATCCTTGTATTACCAGAGCAAGCTACTATGGGCAGTCTTGGACCAAATGTTTCATTGACCGAACTTATAGAAGCTTCTAAGTGGATGGTTACGCAAGCAATGCATAATAACAACATACGTTTGCGCTGGAATGATGAAAAAGGTAATTCACCCTCTGGTGAAAGTTTGCGCGTACAGGAAGTAAGCACACAAGAAGATAAAGAAGCGAGCAAAGAGATGATATGGAGGCCGTTTGAACAAGATAGGTTTCAAACTGATAAGCGTGTATTAGAAGTAAAGGCTGGCATTACGATTGAAGATGAATTTAGTGTTGATTTTGTAGATACCGATGTATATATGTCACCGCAAGAACGTAGGGAAGACTGGCAGTTCAAATGGGAAAATGGTCTGGCTACTAAAAAAGATTGGTTTAAAGAAGCTTATGGCAACGACTATCCTGATGAAAAAATAGATGAAAAGATGGAAGAAGCTTCACAGGAAGCAGCTGGAGGTCAACAAGAAGTAGAAGAAAATCCTTTATTACAAGAATTGGCGGCTCCAATAGGTGGCTAAAGTAGAAGATATTGTACTTAACGCATCGCAAAATTATGCAAATGCGTTAGGAATAAGCATAGATCAACTTATTGACCATGTTTTAGACTTAAAGAATAAAGGCTATGGTGAAGAGCAAATTATAGACATACTTTCTAAGGTAAATGTAGAGAATGTTGTGTATAAGAATGCAGTAATGACTGCTGCTGTTAAAGAATTATTTAGCGCGTATCCACAAATGCTTAAAAATATGGAAATGACAGGTAAAGTGTCTGGAAAATTTCTTGCTAACATGGAATTAGCAGAAAGAACAAGTATTATTGCGTATAGTCGCGGTGCATTGCAAGAAGCAAGAAGAAAATTAATGTATCACGTGTTACAAGGCTCATCGCGTGAGCGAATGGCTTATGACCTATACAGAACAGGTGTATACAGCAATCGCGAAGTTGTTGCTCACATAAATACAACTTTATCAAACTTTTCGCGTGCAATTACTCTTAAAATGAGTGAAACAGATGACGGAGATAGAAAATATCACTACTTAGGGCCATTAGATGAAAAAACAAGGCCCATTTGTCTTGAAATGATGGCTGCTGGTGAAGTTTCACTTAATGAAATTGATAGTTTATACCCTGGATCGCTTAGTGATGGCGGGGGCTGGAACTGCCGTCACAGGTGGAGTCCAGTTACCAGCGTATCTAAGCCAGAGCAAAAAACAGAGAAAGCTGCAAATAGAAAAGCAGCAATGGTACGCAAGAAAAAATGGCCGTCACGGGTCGAAACTCTAAAAGAGTATCAGGAAAGACGACAAGATGTATAGTATTAAATTTGATAAGTTAGAAATTGATCCAGATATACTAAATGACATTCCTGATAAATTTATGAAAGAATTAAGTCGTGAAATTGCAGATAGATTGCGAGTACACGTTCAAAAAGGCGGTAAAGATGTTAATAATAAAAGATTTGTAGCGTATACACCACAATATTTAGAAGCTAAGTTGTCTGGAACTGTAAATACGCATGGTCGTGGTCCACAATCATCAGAGTATCAGAAAAAAACACCGAATTTATCTTTAACTGGCAAAACAATGAATAGTTTGCAGCCTACAAATGTTAAGAAAATGAGTTTTGATCTAACTTTTCCAGAAGGTATAACTGGAACAAAAGGCAAAAAATATGATTTAGTAGATTTAAATGCCAAAAGAAAGAAGAATCCGCGCGTTATAACGACAAAAGCGCAACCATTGCCTGTAGGTATAAACAGATTTTTAATAAACGAAGTAAATAAGGTTATTGGCAAACAATTGCAAAAAGCAGTACGTATGCGAAGGCCTGTATTAGATAGGAGTCCATTGTAATGGTCTATTTTAAAAGAAAAGATGGTTCAGTTTTTGGTAAAACCGAACCAACTGAAGAGCAAACTAAAGCATATTTAAAGGATGGGTGCGTAGTTTGTGATGAAAATGGCAATCCTTTAAATAAAAAATCAAAAAAGAAAAAGAAATAACTGGGGACAAAATGTCAGAAGAAAATAAGGGACTCAATGAGTCTGGGCAAACGCCCGTAAGTGCTGGTGACAGCGCTGGCCAAGAGGCTAAAGAATCAACCAGCGCATCGCCTAATGCTGGAGATTTGATTTACGAGAACAAGAAGATACGTTCAAGGGCGCAGAAGGCAGAAGAAGAGCGAGATGCATTAAAAATGCAGATTGAAAAACAAAGAGATGAACAGTTAGCTGAACAGGAAAACTTTAAGCAGCTTGCAGAGGAAAGAGGACAAAAACTCAAATCCCTTGAAGAAGCTTATGGTAAAAATACTGGTATAGTTGACCAAGTGATGGACGACCTTCGTTCGCAGCTTTCTGAAGAGGATCAGGAACTTACTGATGGGTTTGATTATAAAAAACTCAAAAAGTTTGTTACCAGATTTGGTGAAAATAATCAGAAAACTGTAGGGACTGATGATAGCAAACCTGGCTCAATGGTCAAGTTTGAAAAAGATATTTGGGATATGCCTGAAAAAGAAAGAAAGGCTAACTGGAATACCTATCTGCAATCCCTCGTAAAACGAAACTAATGTTTCGGTTAGGATAAATAATCATGGCAGAAATTACGCCAACCACGGCCGCCGTTTACATCCCCGAGATGTGGACTGGTGGCGTCAAAAACTACATGGAAAGAAAGATGCTTCTTGAAGGATTGGTAGACAATTCTTTAAGTGGTACAGTCCAAGGAATGGGCGATGTTTTTCACATTCCAAAATACGCTGTAGATTCTGCGGTTACAAAGACCGCTGGTACAGCTTTAACAGCAGCTGCTAATACGCATACTGAAGCAACTTTGACTGTCAATCAGCACAAAGCTGTATATAAAATCGTAGAAGATATTAGTAGAATACAAGCCATGCCAGGTCTTTTTGAAAAAGAAGTATCAGGTATGGGTTACGCCTTGGCAAAAGCGCAAGATGACTTTATTGTCACAAAGCTTGCCGGTGGCGCATCAGCTAATTATATTGATCTGGGTTCAGACAATACGATTTCTGCTGCTAACCTAAGAACTGCGATTACAACTTTACGCGACCTCGATATTGCTCCTGAAGATGGCGATGTTGCTTTAGTTGTTAACCCAACTGTGTACGCCTCTTTATTTGCGCTGTCTGATTTTTCAGATGCGTCTAAATTTGGAGCCGGTGCGCCAGCTGCTGAGGGAACATATTCAATGATCTATGGTATTCCAGTCTATGCAAGTAGTGCTGTTTCAAGCTCTACCGCAGACGGAACAAATGCTGGATTCATGTTTCATAAGTCAGCAGTAGCCTTTGCTCGTCAGAGTGGGCCAAGGGTTCAAGCACAAGCCAGCCTTGCAAACATCGGAACTGAAGTGGTTTCTGACGTATTGTATGGCGGAGCTACTGTCTTCGATACTCGCATTGTTACATTTAACAATCCTTAATCTGGATTAATTGTAATAACGATAAAAAGGGCGATTTTTTCGCCCTTTTTATTTGTAGTCTATTAGGTCATAATATGAAAGGATTATTTAATATATGGCTACAGACCTTACTTCAGTCGCAATAAAAGATGGATTTTCACAGTTATTGCATTGTGATGGTGGATTGTCTTCGACAGAAACAGCTGTCTTAGATGGTGACGGGACTTCTTCTACACTTTCATTAGGTACGACATCCGCAACTATTGCTGGAAATTTAGTAATATCTGGCAATTTAACTATTTCTGGGACGACAACAAGCGTAAATACGCAAACACTTAATGTTGCTGATAACATTGTCGTATTAAATAACGATGTAACTGGCACTCCTTCACAAAACGCTGGTATAGAGATTGAGCGCGGTACATCTACAAATACATTAATGCGCTGGAACGAATCTACGGATCGGTGGCAGTTTACAAATGATGGTTCCACTTATTACAATATTCCAATTACATCAGAATTAGGTAGCAGTACCTTCAGAACTGTTACTGCTGGTGGCAACACGCTCGGAGCATCAGAAACTCTTGCATTCACAGCAGGCTCTAATGTAACCATTACGGAAAATGCTGGGGCAGTTACTATAGCTGCTACCAATACAAATACATTTAGAACTGTTACCGCAGGAGGTAATACATTAGACGTTGATGAAACGCTTGCATTTACAGCAGGCTCTAATATAGCGATTAGCGAAAGCAATGGTGCTGTTACAATTGCTGCTACTGATACTAATACATTTAGAACCATTACTGCTGGTGGCAACACATTAGGATCAAGCGAAACTCTTGCTTTTGTAGCAGGGTCTAATGTAACAATAACTGAAAGTGGAGGAGCAGTTACAATAGCATCTTCTACAGATTTAAATAGTTTATCAGCAGGAGCAATAAATACATCTAATGATTCTTTTGGTTTCATAGATGCTGATGATAGCAACGCAAGTAAAAAGGAATCTATAGCAGATTTTCTAACAGCTATTGCTGGTAGTGGTATTAGTGCTGGTAGTGGTCAGCTAAGTAGAGATAGCATTGCGTTAGGTGGTTTATCAAATGTAAGCAGTTCTTCTCCAAGTTCAGGTGATTTTTTAAAATGGGGTGGAAGTCAATGGGAGCCAACTGCTGTTAGTGTAATGACAGGTTGGAAGCTACGAGATAGCTCAAGTGCTTCTAACGATAAAACTGTTTCTGAAGGTAAGTTTGTAAAAATTGTAGCAGCTAACTCTGGTTCGTATGGAGACGTTGCTTTTTCAGGTTCTACAGGAGCAACAGATGACCCATTTGTAGTAAGTATATCTGCTCCTAATACTACTTACTCTGCTATGGGAAGTGGTAATAGTTACGCTGCTGGTCTTGTTTTAGCAGGAGCTTCTAATCATCTTAATCAATATTTACGCAAAGACGGAACTTGGACTTTACCTTCTATTCATGTACAGGATGATGATGGGGATTCTATAACTGTAGATATTGATGAACATATCAAAATTACAGGTACTGGTGGTATAAGTACTGATTGGACAACAGATGATGCTGGTGGAGCTGGTAATGCACCTAACATACTTACAATAGGTTTAGGTAACATAACGCAAGTTGGAGCATTATCGCAAGGTTCTATCGCTACTGGGTTTCAAACTATAGATGAAGGGTTTATTGATTCAGATATAGTTCGTAAAAATGCGAATACGACTATTACTGGTATATATACATTTTCTGGAAAAGGTATTGCAATAAACGCTGGTAATTCAGACAATGGAAGTGGGCAAGATGCAAGTTTTTATGTAAGTGCAACTTCAAATAATGATTGGGGTATATGGGTTAATAAAGCCAGTAATGAGTATGGTGTAAAAATAAGCGTTGCAAGTGATAGTAGTCTTGGATTAGCAGTTTACGGAGGAACAACAAAAAAGTTTAGCGTAACAGGGAATGGAGTAATAGACCAAGGAACATGGAATGGTTCTGTTATTGCAAGTGCGTATCTTGACTCAGATACTGCTCATCTTTCAGGCACACAAACATTTAGTGGTGCTAAAACCTTTTCATCAACTACAACATTTTCAAATACATCTTCTTATGGTGATTTAGATATAATACCAACTTCATCTAATGTGTCTATTATAAAACATGATAATGGTAGTGGCTCTCTTACGCTTAGAGGAGACCAAATTAGATTGCAAAATAAAGATGGTGACGATACAGGGTTGACTTATAATGATGGTGCTGGAATTACTTTTGGTGGAAATGTTACGCATGGTGGAAATATACAAACAGCTACAAGCACAGATTATGCAGTATTACATGGCATAACAGGTGGTTTAAGAGTTTTAAGTAGTAGGTCAGGCGACGCAGGTATTTTGTGGACAAATAATAGTGGAGCTTTTAGAGGACAACTTTATGGAGACGGAACCAACTATGGATTTCTTACAGGACATTGGGCTTCTTGGGATATTAAAAAGGTTATTAATGGTCAATTAAGTATTAGAGTTGGTGGTTCTGATTATACAGTATGGCACGCAGGAAATGACGGAAGTGGTAGTGGATTAGATGCAGACACGCTCGATAGTTATCAGGGCAGTAATTATATTGGCAAAAATGGGAATAGTTATTATCGACCTGACACTTGGATTGATTTTGCAAGTAGTGATGGAGCTGGATTATATTGGAGTAGTAATAATGGATCAGGATGGCATTTATACCCTGTTAATTCTAATGATTTTTATATTCGAAGTGGTAATTCTGCACAAGTAGGATTAGCAATGAGTACTGCTGGTGCAACTCGTGGATATTTTTATGCTAACAGTTCTAATCAAATTGGTCTTTTAGATGAAAATGGAAGTTGGGCATTAAAAAAAATTAGTGGCGGTTCAATGATACTCTATGATGATGGAGGTACTACAACTCTTGGTAGTGGTGATGAATGGGGCAGATTGCAATCTGAAAATTATAGTAATGGATTTTACTTCTACAGCGACTCTTATTATAGAGTAGATGGTGCTGATTTTTGTACTTATACAGATGGTGAACACAATTTAGGAGCAAACCAAACAACATATAGATGGAAAAATCTATATTTATCTAATCAAATTGTTGGTGGTTTTGGTGCTATGACTACAGGTGGTACTGCAAATTGGAACGATAGTACAAATGCAAGAAGCGGCGCAGGATATACATTACTTTTAGGAAATCATTCAAACGGGCCAAGTGGTACAAGTGATTATTTTCATCCACATAGCTATGAATACAGCAGTAAAGATGGTGGTGGTAATATGTGTCAATTTGCTATTCCATATATTGTTGGTAATGGTGGCGGTATGTATATGCGTAGCAGGTATAGTGGTAGTTGGAGCGGTTGGATTCAATTCCATGATAATAATAATATGACTGGAATTGATAGAACAGGCAATACTTATGGTTCATTTAATGTAACTGCCGGAAACAATGCTTGGGCAGGAATTACGTATAGTACTCACAGTTCAAAACCAACTATTATGTTTAAAGACAATCATGGTGAAGGTGGTTTATATTATCAAACTTCAGGAGATTGGAGATTGTATTATAGTGTTAGTAACACTTGTATGGGTATTAATAACTCAACTACAAGCAGTTCTTAT